GAGGCTTAGAAAACATCGTAGCAGCTGGTTCAACACCAGCTTTAGGTGTTGCTGATTTTGTCTCTGATGCAGCTGCATTAGTACCATTCTTAAAACCTGTTAGTGAGTGGTGGAATGAAAACTCTCCACGCTCTAAACACCCTGCACATAAAGCAACTAGAGACGCAGCTTCAATCATCATACCTACAATGTATGGTGGTGGTGTTGTAGTTGGTTCTCTTAAGTCTGCAACCGCTGCAGCTGCTATACCTAAGGCTACACGTATACTTGGATCTATCGCAGCTCATGCTGGAGTAGACGCAGGTGTAACGGCTATATCTTCTCATTCTAAAGAACAAGGGAATATAGCTGAAGCTTTAAATGAATGGTTAGGATGGGATATACCGTGGGCTACCAGAGATGGTGATAGCCCTGACGTTATTAGAAAGAAGAATATCTATGAATCAGCTGGTCTTAGTGTAGGTGTAGATTTAATAACATCTGCATTCTCTTTAGCAAAAGCCTTGAAGGTTATACCTGGGGATGAGTTTGCTGAACGTGCCTTAGCTAGACATAGGTTAGGTTTTGAAGGTGAAGACCCTATTACTGCTAATGTCTTAGGACGTAGATCTAGTAGGACTAAAGCTCAAAGAGCTGAATCTATTTCTAGACTGGTTAGAGATCCGCAAGGTGCAAAAGGGTATGACCCATTCATTAATGAACCATCCTTAGGACCACAGAGTAGAGCAGTAACTGACTTAGAAGTTAATCCTATTAAAGCTAAGGTAGATAACTGGCGTATACAGAATAATGTAGGTACCACTAACGGTAGAGCTAGACCTGTAGTTAGTACTAGCTTCATGAAGAAGATGGCTAATGCCACACCTTCTCAAAGAGCTGAAGGTTACAGGAATCTATTTGATAAAGATATAGCGGCTAATGTAGGTGCTAAGATTGATGGTACAGTAATACCTCCAGAGGAGATTAACCAAGCTGTTACTAAACTATATAATCAGGTGTTTAATCCTGATGTAAAGTTAAAGCAGATGGAAGGTATCATCAATGATATGAAGCATAACTTCTATCAAAAGAAAAACTACATGGGTCAGACAGAGTGGAGAATTGTTAACGAAGCTTTTGTCAGTGCATTTGATAATATCTATAACCCTAAAGTAATGCGTGCTTCAGCTATGGTAACAAACCAAGCTGCTGGTACAATTGCTGATACTGCAACTGGTATTGGTATGATTGGTGATATAGCTATGACTGGTAGACAGCAGGAAATCATTATTGATAAACTTAGATTACTTAGTAAAGAGGTAAGGACTAACCAATACATATCAAATAAGTTTGGTGAGTATAAACAATTAGAGTTAGGTAACAACCCCTCTGCACTTAAGAAATTTATATTAGATCAGAACGATAACTTTGCTAAAGGTTTACAGAGGTCACAAGCTAAGGCTGATGAGTTCTATCAAACACTAGAGACTATTGCAAAAGAAAACCCTGAGTATCTTAAACCACTTGCTTATGCAATGGAAGCTACGAATGGTGAAGTAGATCAAATCTGGAAATTAAATAGATGGGCTGAAGAAAACATAGGGTTTATTAAAAAAGGATTCTATGATGGTAACCCTGAAGTACCTAGTTTAATTATTAAAGGTTTAAACGGTGTACGTTATAATCATATTCTAGCTGGTCTTGCTCCACTAAGAGCTATGACTGGTAACAGTATGTTAACTGCATTTAAACCTGCTTCTGTATTTGTAGGTGCCGCTGCTACAGGTGACACAGCTGCAATTAAAAGAGCGTTATGGACCTATGGTGGTATATCTGAGAACTTCAAACGTGCTTACAAGGTAATGGGTGATGAATGGCGTTTAGCTAAACAGCGTCCAGAGGAAGCTATGATGCGTGGTCGTGCAGACTTACGTCAAGCTAAGATGGATAACTTTGAAGCTTTGGAAGCTATGTCTGAGGTATGGAAGAAAGAAGGTAATACAGGTAAGGCAGCTATGTGGAATATAGCTAAAGGTTTATCATGGTATAACAATAACCCATTTGTTAGATGGGGTATTAATGCTATGTATGCTATTGATGGTTTCACTAGTTCTATGATGGCTAGTGGTTCTGCAAGAGCTAAAGCATATAACCTATTAATGAAGGAAAGCAAGGGCGGCTTCAGTCAAGCAGCTTTTGATAAACTACAGAAAAGATTATATAGTCAAGCCTTTGATCATACTGGATTACTTACAGATAAAGCAGCTAAACATGCTTCACAAGAGATATCACTTAACTTAGATAGTGCAGTTGCTAACGATCTGAATAGATTCTTAGAAAGATTCCCAGTTGCTAGACCTTTATTCTTATTTCCAAGAACAGGTCTTAATGCTTTAAATATGACTTGGAGCTTTACTCCAGGTAGTGCACTAGTACCTCTTCAAACTAAAGCTCGTAAAGTCTTTACAGCTAAAAATACTCAAGAGATGGCTGAAGTATTAATGGACCATGGTCTTGAAGTATCTGATGAAGCCTTTGCTACCTTGAAATCTGAGTACATTGGCCGCCAAATAATGGGTGGTACAGTAGTAACAGGTGCAGGTATATGGGCACTTGAAGGTAACTTAACAGGTAATGGCCCTCATGATGCTGGTGAAAGGAAACGTATGATCAGTATGGGGTGGGAACCTAACTCTATTAAGAACCCAGTCACAGGTGAATGGCATAGTTATAAAGGCTTTGAACCATTTGATACATTACTTGGTCTAGTTGGAGATGCAGTATACTTCTCTAACCGTGTGGATGATTCTATTACAGAACAAACCTTCCAGAAACTAGCATTCTCTATTAGTATGAACGTAGCTAATAAGACATTTATTAGTGGGTTTGAACCATTAGTGTCTATGTTCTCTGGTGATGAAGGTGCATTCAATAGATTCGTTATTAACCAAGCTGATTCTTTAATACCATTTGCTCCATCTGGTACTAGGAGTATCTTAAATAATATGATATCTCCTCAGTTGAAAGATGTAGAGAATGATTGGGGATCATTGATGGCTAATAAATGGAAGTTCTTAGGTCCAAATAGTTTAGTAGATCAGGTTGATATATACACAGGTAAACCTATAAGATTCCAAGAACCTCTTACTGCTGCAGCTAATGCTTTCATGCCTTTTGGTAAATCAAATGGTGATATGGAACCTTGGAGACAGTGGTTATTATCTACAGGTTGGGATAGTGTAGGTAGTATGAAGGTAAATCCCATCAGTAAACAACCATTAGCCCCTAAAGAAAGACAGTGGATAAACAATTGGATCGCTAAGAATATGAACTTAGCTGGTCAAGTTGAGAATCTAATGAACCATCCTAGTGGTTACTGGACTAATAAGATGAAAGAATATAAGAAGGCAAGAGGACTTAAAAAGCAGTCGGATTTACCCCTTAAAGAATTGGTGGTACATCAGGAGTTAAACCGTATACACAGAAACGCTATGAAATATGCGTGCTCTGCTATGGGTCGATACTTTGAACAGTATTCAGCTATAGGTTTACAGAACTCTAGAGTGAAGAATTCCTTAAGGCAAGGTAATATACCTCAAGCTTTAAAAGCTAATACAACAAAACAAGAACTACAACGTCTATTAGAATTCTAAAATGACCGTAACAATTGAAAATACTTATACGGGTAACGGTTCCACCACCGATTACTCGTTCACATTCCCATATTTAGACACTTCCGATATTAAAGTTAGTATTGGAGGTAATGATACAACTGCATATGCATTGCAAAATGCCACAACGGTTAGGTTTAATTCTGCTCCAGCCAACTCATCCGCTATTAGAATATATAGAAGTACAGCTTATGATTCACCTAAAGCTACTTTCTATCCTGGTTCTGCTATACGTTCTAATGATTTAAACGATAACTCATTACAAAACTTATATGTAACCCAAGAGGCTAATGTTGACATATTAAACTCTTGGAAAACAGGTGACCCTACTATTATTAGTACTGAAACATGGGCATCTAATAACACACAAATAGCTACCACTGGTGCTGTTGATGGTCGTATAGATGCTAAAGCAAACACTAAACTTACTGATGATTTAATTGGTGGTGATGATATAACCATTGCTGATAATAATAATGCTGGTAGTTCAGCTACTGGTAAGTTTACTATTAATCATGGTGTCACTGGTGCAGCTTCTGTAGATAACTCTAATGGAACTGTTATCCAAGATCTTACTATTAATGGTAGGGGTCACGTAACAGCCACCGGATCAGTTGATTTAGATGGTAGATATTATACAGAAGCTGAAGTTGATGCTGCTTTTTATAAGATTGGCAGTGCAAATGAAATAAGATCAGACGAAACATGGTCTGCATCTGAAACTAAAATAGCCACCACATCAGCTATAGACGCTCGTATCACAGATATGATTGATGATGTTGGTGGTTTTGTACCTATAGCAAATGAAACATCTTTTCCTAACGCTAACCCTGACATTAATAACGGGGCTGGAACTCTTGTATCTATTAAATCTCTCGGCAGCAACCTTACCTCTAACGGATCTGGAGTTGCAACTATTTCCAATGGTACAGTAGGTAACTCAACAGTTACTATTACTGGTTTAGCAAACAGCACAACATATGCTTCCACTTATGGAATGATCGTAGAGACAACTTCTACATTAAATACTTATACATTCCATAGACAAGTACCCAAAGCTACAGAAGTAACAACAGTTGCTGGTAGTATATCGAATGTTAATACTGTTGCTACTAATATAGCAGCTGTTAATACTACAAATAGTAATATAAGTGCTATTACTACCGTTAATTCTAACTCTAGTAAT